ATAATAAGCCTTATGGTTTTGTAGTATTACAACCTATGGGTAATGCACTTCATGTATGGGCAGCATGGTCATCTATTAATCACGAATTACTACTTCAAGAAGCATGGCAAGAAATTCAAGCAATAGCAAAACAAGGCAGTAAAACAAGAATTACTTTTACATCTCACAGACGTGGTTGGGATAAAAAAGCTCTACACATGGGTTTTAAACCTTCAACATGGGAATTCACACTTTAAGGAAAGCAACATGAAATTATTTGGTTACGATTTAGGACATAACAATTCATTTAAAGATAAAATGTATTGGCTTATTACAGGGTTTATGACTCATAATGGGTTTATGTTATGGGGTGGTGGTGGAAGTCCGCAACAACAAACAACCACATCTGGTATTGACCCAAGCATGAGACCTTATGTTGAAAGAGGTTTATCAGAGGCTCAAAAACTATACGAAACATACACACCACAATACTATGGTGGTCAAACTTATGTAAGCCCATCTGCTCAAACAGAGTCAGCACTTACTATGGCAGAACAACAAGCAAGAGCAGGTAGCCCTCTTATTAACCAAGCATTAGCTCAACAACAAGGTGCTGTAAGTGGTCAATACTTAGGTGCTAACCCATTTTTAGAAGCAGCATTAAGACCAGGACAACAAGCAGCTACACAGGCATATCAACAAGCTATTGGTTCTACACGTAGTGGTGCAGCACAAGCAGGTCGTTATGGTTCAGGAGCACAAACACAATTAGAAGGTCTATCACAACAAAACCTTGCTAATGCTTTAGCAAACCAAGCAGGTCAAGCAGCATATCAAAACTATGCTTCAGAACGTGGCTTACAAGAACAAGCAGCACGAAATGCACCTACTATGGCTCAAGCAGCTTATCAACCTATTAACCAACTATTACAAACTGGTCAAGCTCGTGAAGATTATGCTCAAAAAGCATTACAAGCTGAATTAGACCGCTTTAACTTCCAACAAAACTTACCATACCAAAGACTTGCACAATTTACATCTACAGTTGCAGGTCAACCATTAACTACTACATCAACAACAACAGGTAGTGGTGGTGGCAAGATTGTATGTACAGCTATGAATGCTGAATATGGCTTTGGTAGTTTCCGTAATGCTATCTGGTTAGCTCAGTCCAAAGACTTAGACCCAGCATACGAAAAAGGTTATCACACTCTATTCTTACCATTAGTAAACTATGCTTACAAAGCAGGTGAAAAGAATGCCCTACAACGCATTTTAAGGGGTGTTTTAGAGCATATCGCAAGACACCGTACTGCTGATATATGGAAACAAAAAAGAGGTAAAACTAGAGACAATTTAGGTATGGTTTACAGATTCATTCTTGAACCAATTTGCTATGTAGTAGGAAAGGTAGGCAGATAATGAGTGACCCAATAACAGCAGCAGCAATAGGTGCAGGTATAAGTGGTGGCACATCTTTATTACAAGGTAAAAAATTAAGCACATCTTTAAGAGATGCAGCTATCGGTGGTGCATTAGGTGGTGCAGGTGGCTATCTAGGTGGTGCTATGGGTGGTGCAGGTGGTGCAGCAACTACAACAGGAGGCACAACAGGTAATCTTGGAAATGCCATAGCTACAGAAGGTGCAGCAAACATGGGTAATATTGGCATGTTTAACACATTTAATACTGGAGCTGGAAATGTTCTAGGTCAATCAGGAACTTATGCACAAGGTTTAAATCCTGAATTATATACAGGCTCTAGGGGTATGTTTGATGTTGCTACAGGGTCTACTTTAGGTGGTCAAGGACCAGCAACATTTGCAGGTGGTGGAGGTTATGATACATCATTATTAGGTGGATTAAAACGTGGTGTAAGCGGTATCATGCCAGGTGATGTTCTAATGAGTAACCCAGTAGGATATGGAAACTTAGCACTTAATGCTTATAGTACTATGAATCAATCACAAGCTCCATTACAACCATCTCCAATGTTAAACGCACAACAACTTATGGGTCAACAAGGTGCAACACCAGTCCCACAATTTAACAGCATGGCTCAATTGCCACGCAAACCAATTTACATAGGATAATATTATGGCATTATTTGATAACAACCCAATATCAGCACTTACTAATCCAATTAAATCTGGTATTGGTAATTTGTTTGAAGGTATAACACCTTTTGGTAGCACTATACCTGGTGGCATTTTAGAAGGGCAAGATGAAGAAAAGTTACGTAATCAAGCATTAATACAAGGTTTATTAGGAACTGCTGCTACATATCTAGCAACACCTAAAAACTTAAATGTAGGTTCACCATTACCTTATTTAGGTAAAGCCTTTTTAGGTGGTATGAACGCATCTCAAGACGTAATAGACAGAGCTTTAACTGCCCAATATAGAAAACAGTTAGCAGGAAGAAGCGATAATCTTAGAACGTATGAAAAAGATGGACTAAAAGTAACAGAAGAATATGACCCAATAGAGAAGAAATTTAAAGTAATAGCAACAAATCCTTTAAATGTCCCTAAAGAAGAAAAACCAAGACAATATACTGGAAATTTTGAAAACGTTGCAATTAATATGTTTCCTAATGTTGACCCAATGGACCTTACTGAAGCTCAAAGAAAACAAGTGTTTAATGCAGTTGAAAGATTAACTGCTGCTGGAACATTAGCAAGATTACCATTACAAGAACAAGAGGCAGCATATAATATTGGCAGACCTCAACAATCAATCCCAGTAACTGCTGGTGGAAAAACATATTACTTTAAAGACCAAAATTCAGCAAACGCATTTAGACAGAAAGCAGGTATTAAATAATGGCTACTTTAGATGAATTAGCAGCACAATTTGGTGGAAGTTCTCAGCCATTTGATATGCCTTTAGAAGCACCAGAAGGAATAAGAGTGCCTTGGCAAGGATTGCCACCAAAAAAAGCTGATGAAGCTCGTTTAAGAGCAAGTGAACAAGCTCGTAAAAAAATTGAAGAAAATGCAAAAGTAGTTCAACAAGGTGCTAATGTCCTGCAAGATATGGAAACATTTGGGGCATTAAATCGCAAATCTAGAACTGGTGAATTTTACACAGGTTTTCAGCCAGGATTTTTACAAGGCTCTGATGAACAAGAAATGGAAGCTATTACATCAAGATTAGCACCAGGGCAGCGTATAGAAGGTTCTGGAACTACATCTGATAGAGATATTGCAATGTTTGTAAAAGCAGTACCATCTATCAATAAAAAAGGTAATGTTAATCAAGCTATAAGAGAAAACTTTGCTAAACAATATGATAAGTCAAGAGCAAAATTACAATACCTACAAGACTATTATGACCAATACGGGCATTTAAATGGTGCTGATACATTATGGGAAAAAGAAAAAGAAAGATATTTAGCTAAACCAGAAACTACTGCACAACCTATGCAAGAACAAATCGCACAACCAACACCACAAGCTCAACCATCTTACAAAGGGTTAAAAATTAATCAAAAAGTAAATGGCTGGAAGTATTTAGGTGGAGACCCTAACGACCAAAATTCTTGGAGTAAATAACTATGGCAGCAAATAACCCATGGGAAATGTCTTGGAAAGAAGATACTGCATCTACTAAAGGTGAGCAAGGTTCTTCTCCTTGGACAATGAATTGGCAAGAAGATAAAGCAAAACCTACAAAAAAACTATCAGCAATTGAACAAATTAGAACAGGGAACTTTCCTGCTGCTGAAAGATTTAGAGCTGGTTATGCACAAATGCCAGAATATTTACAAGACCCTTATTTAGGTTTAAGTACAAGTAATATTGGTAAAGTAGGTGCTGAGATGTTTCCTGGAGTAACTAAATTTATCAGTCAAACAATACCTGAAAAATTAATGCAAAGTGCTTTAAAACCTACTCAAAAACAATTGGAAAGTGGTAAAGCAGCAACAGCAGTTAAAACTATGCTAGAAGAAGGTATTAACCCAACTCAAATAGGTGTTAAAAAATTAGAAAATAAGATTACAGATATTAATAATCAGATTGTAAATAAGATTGGTTCATCTACAGGAACTGTAAGCAAAACTGATGTTCTAAAATACTTAGATGATATAGAAGCTAAAAAACTTAAACAAGTTAATCCATCTGATGATATATCTGCTATTAACAAAGTAAGACAAGAATTTATGGCTTACAATCAACCTATTATTAAAACTACAAGTCAAACTATTCCTGTGCAATTAGCTCAAGAGTTAAAACAAGGTACGTATTCTGCATTAAAGAAAAAATATGGTCAACTTGGTTCAACAGAAGTAGAAGCTCAAAAAACATTAGCACGTGGTTTAAAAGAAAAAGTAGGTGAAGCAGTTCCTGAAGTTATTGGACTTAATAAAAAAGAATCAGAGCTTATTGACACATTAGATGTTGTTGAACGTAGAGCATTAATGGAACTTAATAAAAATCCTGCAGGTCTTGCATTATTAACAGAATCACCTCAACAGTTTGCTGCATTTATGGCTGATAAAAGTGCGTTGTTTAAATCTTTACTTGCTAGAGGTATTTATAATTTTAATAAAATATCACAGCCAGTACAAGGGCTTTTAAATACGCCTCAAGCAGCTAGGGGTGCAAGTATTTTATCTCCATATATAGAAGAATAAGGAACAGTAATGGTCAAGACAGACGTAGAATCACGTTTAACTACGCATGAAGAAGTATGTGCGTTACGTTATGAGCAAATAAACGCAAGACTCAAACGCCTAGAACAAATCTTATTAGGCACAGCAGGTTTCGTTATTGTATTTTTGTTGACACAATTTACAAAATGACATTCATTACAGAGAACAATATAGCCAATCTTTATTCGGCTTTAATAGAGTTCCCTGTATTTGACGAATATAAGCTCCCGCCTGCATCTAAAGTAGACTTCGTAATTGTGCATGATAACAGTATATGTGGACAATATGAACCACCAGAACAAGGTGAGCCTCATGTTATTACTATATCTACTGCACGCCATTCTCATCTATATCCTGTCTTAATGACTCTATGCCATGAACTTATTCACATGTGCGTATATATAGACTCACCTAAAACCGAACAGTATGCAAGCCATAAAGGTTTATTTTTAAAACTACAAAAACGTGTAGCCAAGATGTATGGCTTTGACCCAAAGGAGTTGTAATGAATATGGAAAAAATAACAAATATGCTTTTCCCTGTAATAGTATCTGCTATTGCTTGGTTACTTACATCTATGTCATCTATTCAAGCTGACCTTATTAATATCAAATCTAAAATGCCTATTCTTATTACAGAACAAGGTGTACCAACTGACAGTCCAATATCAGCAGAACAAAGAGCTAGACTTAAAGAAGAACTTAAATTGCAAATTGCTGAAATAAATATTCGTGTAAGACTTTTAGAAGAGCATGAAAAAACTAAAGGATATAAATAATGTTATCTATATTATCTGGAATACTAGGTTTTGCTACAAGCGGACTTCCTAGTTTACTATCATTTTTTCAACAAAAAGGTGACCAAAAACATGAACGAGAAATGGCAAAACTTCAAACAGAACGTGAACTTGAACTTGCAAAAGCTGGTTTCGTATCTCAAGAAAAAATTGAAGCAATTAAACTTGACCAAATAGAAGTTCAAACATACGCACAAGAACGTGAAGCATTGTATGACCATGACAAGAAACTTGTAGATGGTGCAAGCAAAACAGTTAAGAACTGGAACGCTATGGTAAGACCTGTAGTAGCTTTTATCTTTGTAGGCGAGTTAGTTCTTATTAACCTTATTTCATTGGCTTGGGCTATGTGGTCAGGTGTAGACTTTGTTGTAGCATCTAGAGAAGTATTTGGTTCTGAAGAAATGGCTATTACTGCGTCTATTATTGGCTTTTACTTTGGTTCTCGCACATGGGAAAAGAAACGTGAAAGCATCTAATGTTTGCATACAACTTCTTAAACATCATGAGGGTGTTAGGTACAAGCCTTATACTTGCCCTGCTGGTCTGTGGACTGTGGGTGTTGGTCATCTTATCGGTGATGGTAAGTCTTTGCCTAGAGAGTGGAACAAAACTTTTACACAGGCTGAAGTAGATGGAATTCTTAAACGAGACCTCAATCGCTTCGAGTTGGGAATATCTAAGATGTTACCTAACGTGCTTCTTAGACAACACGAGTTTGACGCTATCTTATCTTTCTGCTTTAATCTTGGTCTTGGTTGCTTTCAACGAAGCACCATCCGTCAAGCGTTGTTACGTGGTGATAAAGAAGCGGCTATGGAGTCGTTAGTTAAATATTGTAGAGCTGGTGGTAAGATATTAAAAGGTTTACAAAACAGAAGATTAGATGAACGTAAATTGTTTTTAGGGTTATAATCAAGTATCTCAACATTAGAGACTACTATGAAAATATTACTTATTGATATAGAGGTCGCACCTAATACAGCTCATGTATGGGGTATCTTTGACCAGAACATTTCTATCAATCAATTGCTAGAGTCATCTTATACTCTCTGCTATGCAGCCAAGTGGTATGGTGAGTCTAAAATTATGTTTGACTCTGTATATAAGTCAGATAAAAAAACCATGCTTAATTCAGTTCACAAGTTATTAGATGAAGCTGATGCCATAGTCCACTACAATGGTTCTAGGTTTGACATACCTATACTACACAAAGAATTTTTATTAGCGGGTATGAACCCTCCAGCACCCTCTAAACAAATAGACTTACTTCAGGTAGCTCGTAGGCAGTTTAGGTTTGTATCTAACAAACTTGACTATGTAGCACAGGCATTATGTTTAGGTAAAAAGACAGCACATGAAGGTCATGAGCTTTGGCTTAAATGTATGAATAATGACCGTAAGGCATGGAAAACAATGGAAGAATATAATAAGAATGATGTTATTCTTTTAGAGAAAGTATATAACCGTTTTAAAGGATGGATAAAGTCACATCCTAATCACAATGCTTATTCTAAAAGCATGGTATGTCCAAGTTGCAATTCTAGTAAATTACAAAAACGTGGGTTTGCAATTACAGCTACACGACAATATCAACGATACCAATGTTCGGAGTGTGGGTCATGGAGCAAGTCTGTGAAATCAGAAAAGAATTACAACGAGTCGGTTACCAGCATATAAGGAAGATAATGGATATTGAAGCATTATGTCAGCACATTGTAGGCAAGACCATTGTAGAAGCAGAAGCCTATTATGAGAATAGCCAACTGAACATAACCCTTAATGATGGCACTTATATAGAGATTACTTGCGATTCTGTTTATTCAGAAGTTCCTGAATTGGATGACTGATATAGTTTTAATAGATGGCACAATAGTAGACAATTATAGTCGGGAATATATGCTTTATTGTGAGGCTAAATGGCTTTTAAGTAAAGAATTGAATTACCGAAGGGAATGGTTAGATAAAATTCTAGTAAAGCGTGGGAATGACATTCCTGTGATAAAAGGATATATGCTACTACTTAATGCTAAAGATGCGCCCTAGACCCCTTAAAATGCGTTTAAATGCCATTATTTGATAGTTTATACCAAGTATTAATATAACTCTTTAAAGCATCTATGCCAGTATCAATATAAATAAGACTGCTTTGTCCAACTTGATAAAATTTATCTATTTCCATGCCTTCGCTATCACTATACCCATTAATAATTAATACTGTAAAATTAGGTAATATTGCTAATTGTTTTAATAGTATTTTTTGACCTACAGATATTTCCTCATTAGTGCGTTTCCATTCACCTACAAGAAATTTACCCTTTCTTTCAAAAACCATGTCAATGTTAGATGGCATAGCTTTAGGATTATCTTGAATTATACCGTTTAAAAATCCAAAGTCTGTATGACTAGCATACGCATTACGCATAGCATTAGACACAAATAATAATTCCATTAGAACCAACCTGGCAGACAGTTACACTTCCATCCGGTGCTAGTATGGTTGTTGTTTGACCAAAAGCCTTTTCTGTTCCCCAAATAGCTAATGCAGCTAAAGTAGTAATAAATATCCAATATGTTTTATTCATCATCATTCCTCACTAATTGGGCTTCAATTTCAGGTGGGTTTATTGCTTCTTCATTTCTTAAAGTTGCAACCAACTTATGCCTAAACCATTCTGACTTGGCTAAGTCACCTTCAATATCACCTTTAAACGGATAACGTAAATCATACTTCATCTTTGTGCCTTTTAAGTAACCCACAAACTCTTCCTTAGTCAAACGACTTTCAATGACATCTATTGTTTCAATACCGCCTTGTAAATAGTGCGGTGGTCTATTCACTAAATCAACCATTCTTATCCCCTTAAATAAAATAAATTAATTAATGCATAACATCCATAAGCAAACCAACCCATAGTACCAAGAACTAAAAACCATACTGTAATGTCTAATATTTTTTGCATTTATAAGCCAGTAACAAAACGACTACTATTGTATTTTTTAACATTAGTTATTTTAATAATGTTTTTTATATCTGGGATAAGTGGTGTAATAACCCAATTATGCAATTTATTTTTAATGTCTTTTTCAATTTCTAATGATGTAGGTTTAGATGGCATAAGAGCAGACCAAACTAATTTACCTTCTGTGTCAAATTCTTCCACTAAGTAACCTAATGGGGTCATGTAAAATGCCTATTCCACCCACTATTGCATCCACTACGCAAAGGTGTGGGCAATGTAACCTTACCTTCTTTAATAAGTTTCCTAATTCTTTCTTGTGGACCTTTAGCTTTAATAATAATTTTAGTTCTATTAGCATCTGGATTAATGCGCATATATTCATTAATTGCTGCAATAATTTCTTCGTCTGTTATTTTTTTCATTAGTAGAAAACCATTCTGCCTATGTGTGTTTTTTTTCTTTTACCAAACCATTCTTTCTTTGGCGGTATTGAGTCATCATGGAAATATAAAGCATTTGCAACTGGGTTTGCATGTTTATTATGGACAATCGTATCAATAACAAGTAGTTTAGTTTCCAAATACGCCCTTTCATTAATGGGTAAATGACGTTCATCCGTAACCCCAATAAACTGACCAGAAGCATAAACAACAGAGCATACATCAAGACCCCAATAACCAGTATGTAACCTATTACGTATGACATTAATCACCCCTACCTTTTCTTCTAATGTTCTTGTATTAACTTCATGATACACCGCTTGGGCATAACAATTAACATTCATTTCTAATTCATTAATATCCATTTATCAACTTTGTTAGTTCATAATAGCCTTGTTCACCAACTTTAGCCTTAACTTTTTTTATAATATATGTTTCATCTATCTCTGCAAGTAGTAATGCAAAGTCACGCATAGGGTTATCTTTTCTTAATAACCACTCAAGAGCTGCACGTTGTATGTGAAACCCACTCCTACTATGAAATACATCATTTAAAACTTGTGTCAGTATAGCCATATAAAGCCTTCCCTCTGGCATATTAACTAATTCAGTTCTTAATGCTGCACTTGCTTCTATTCGTAGCATATTAGAACTAGACATTAATGGTTTTCTCTATTTCTTTTTTATGTTCTCATGAGATAATATACACTCATATTAACTATTAAAGGAAAATATTATGTGGACAACTCCAGCAGCTACAGAAATGCGTTTTGGCTTTGAAGTAACAATGTATGTAATGAATAAGTAATGGATAACGACATCCCTCTAAAAAGGGATGTCACCATCTACTACGTCTTCACCTTCAACAGCAGCTTTAGGTATATTTGCTTTAACTCTAATAGGTCCTGAATACTGAGGTCTTTTAGAACCAGGTTCAATATCATTCTTATACAATGCACCAGTAACTTCAATACCATCTACATTAGCTGATATAGAAATATATTTTTTGCCATCTTTTTCAGTTAGCCAACCTGCCATCTTATTCGTATTATCATATAACTCTGCCATACATTACTCCTTCAGTTTTAAAATTGTTTGTTCTACTTCATCTAAGAACTTCACTACTTCTACTTCTAATTCTGCAATATAGTCATTATCTCTTTCAACTCTTGCTACAAAAATTTGCATTGTATCAGGGAAATTTGGGTTAAAAGAAATAAAATCTACCCATTTAACATTAGGGCTTACAGAAGCCATTTGCCATTGTATCTGTGGCATATACTTACTAGGAACTGACTTACTAATAAGTGTATTAGTATGGGTAGTTTCTATAGGGCATTTAATCTCAATAAGCCCTACATACTTACCTTCTTCTTCAGAGTTCACAGCTCCGTCTGGACTAGCACCACTATTTTTAATAATAGGATGGTCAAAGAAACCGACCTCTGTTACAGATACCCCTCTAGTTTTTTCATAAAGCTCCCTAGCAGCAGCCTCCCTTTCAATACCATCTAGCATAGCCTGATTAACAAAACTATCACCTTTCTTGCCTGTTAATCGTTCTGATACAAGTTGGACAAGGTAGTTTTGACGAGATGTAGATACGCCTGTTTTAGTTTTAGCTATAACGTCTGACAAACGTGATGCTGTCACCTTCCCCAATCTCTGAGCCATCCATGATTCATTGATAATGCCATCTATTCTTTGCATTTCCATTATATAAAGTCCTTACTAGTAACTGCTTTTAAAGGTGTCTGCTCTGACTCTGGCAAATCCTCACCACTATAGATATATATACCTATGCCATGTAATGCAATAGATTTAGCAAGACAACGCTGCATAGCTGTATTAACTGCCATAGCATCTGGGTTAGGGATAGCTTGGTTTCTAAAATTAAGTACAGGTAGTTGAGCTGTCATAGACTTACCAAAAGCATTAACTGTACAGAATACCATTAGCGTTTCACCAAACTGCATAGGTGAGCCATAAGACCAAGTAGCTTGTGGGTCTTGTTGTAAAAGTGTATCTACTGCGTATGCCCAAGATAAATAAGATAGTCCATTTTTCTTTTCAATATGTTCACTTACATTAATTTTGCGTAAGTCGTTATAGTTCATCTTTTGCTCCCCTGTTACTTGTTTGAGTGTTTTTAATACTTCCTGCTGGTGTTGCTCCATCATTACTTGGTCGTAGTGTTGTTGTTGGCTCATATCCGTTCTCCAAATTATATTGTTCTAAAGCCATTTGTTCTTTGGCTTCCCATTTATCATTAGACTCTTTAAGCTCTGCTGTGCATCTGCGTAATTCTTTTAATACATCCACTAGAGTAAGCGACATATAAAATATCCGTAAAATATTATTAAAAACCACTTTACACAATAAAAGAACCTTTTTGTAAATTTTCTTTGTAGCCTTTCATTAGTGATAATTCTAAAAAACCTATCCATTTTCTTTTTCTTCCAAAGAATCTATCATTTTGTCTAAAACATCTTTCATAGCTAATTCTACATCTTCCCTTTTCATATTCTTTGCGAGTGAATCAGCTATTTTAACACATTTTGCTGCTTTTTTATCGTTTGATGCAGTAATAGCTAATGATAAAGCTAATGTTAATGCTTCTTTATTATCTTTAATCATATTGCACCTGCTAACTTACCCATAATCTGTAAACATAGCCAAATGTACCCATAAAACGCTATACATATTACAATCATTGTTGAAATTTTCATTTGTAATCTCCCAATTAAAATGTCTTACAACTGAACAATAAGTCTTATAAAAATAAAAGTCAAGAAATTTTAACAATTATTTAACATAGTGCTATTTACTTTTTAAATTAGACATGATAAGGTCTAAAAGCTATATTTTAAGGAGAAATTATGTATAAAATTAAGAATTGGGAAAAGTTTAACCTTTACACTTCTAAAAACCCACGTTATCAAAAGAAAATGCTATGGTTTAAGGTTTATGGCACAGACCTAATCAATGATGTTAATTTCTTTAAATTATCCCACGAGGAACAAGCTTTACTTTTTAAGTTTTGGTGCTTGGCTTCTGAAAACAATGGAAATTTGCCTAATACTTTTGATATTTCTTTTAGGCTTCACTATCCTGTTGAATTCATTGAGAAAATGACAAAGAATCTATTTAATAAAGGTTGGTTAACAGAATGTTATCATTCGGATACCATAGACAAGAGTAGAGTAGAAGAAATAAGAGAAGATAGAGTAGAGGAAAGTATAGTAGAAGATAGGATAGGTTTAGTATGAATATCCATGAAATAATAGGTTATTTTGAAAAAGCATATAAGTCTGGTGAGAATGAATATCAATGTTTATGTCCTGCTCATAATGATAAACATGCTTCACTTGGGATAAAACAACTATCCGATGGGCGTATTCTTATAAATTGTTTTGCTGGGTGTGGTATAACTGATATACTTGGTGGCGTTGGTTTAAGCCTAGATGATATAGTTCCTAAACGTCTTGGTGACTTCAAACCTCTTAGAAAAGCATTTAACCCTTACTCTGTTCTAAAGACTGTAAGCCATGAAACATTATTAGTGGCATTAGCTTCTATAGAATTAAGTAAAGGCAAAACCTTACCACTAGAGGACCATAAAAGACTTATGTTAGCAGCAGAAAGATTAAGACAGGCATATTCATTATGTCATTAGCGGACAAGGTTCAACAGTTAGTTATTAATGAAGCATCTGTTCAAAACTATTTTGAGAGCCGTAATAATGACGAACATCTTAATATTAAGAATCCTAGTGAATATATACCACAAGTCGTAGCATATTTTAATAATGAATTAGAAAGTGGAAAGACTTTACCTTGGACCAGCACTTATGACAAATGGATGCTTCGTAGTGGCGAGACTACATTAATTACTGGTTGGAGTGGTGCAGGCAAGTCATTACTACTTAACTATATTGTTTTACATTTACTTAAAACAAGTAAGTGCATGGTGGCTAGTTACGAGATGCAACCTAAGTCTACACTTGCGAGATTTATAAGGCAGTCTTTAGGCAGTAATCATCCATCTAACGAATACATAAATAAATTTTGTAGTAGTGCTGATAGTAAGTTATATATTTACGAACAAGAAAATACAACGACCAGCAAAACTATATTAAGTTCTATTTATTATGCAGTTGAACAACTTGGTGTAGAGTTTATAGTGATAGATAGTTTAATGAAGGTAGGCGATATAGCTGAAGATGCTTATAACGACCAAAAACTATTTATGGACAAAATATGTGTAGCTGCAAGAGATACTGGATGCCATATATTTGTTGTAGCTCATGCAAGGAAAGGTGATGAGCATGAAGGCAAAGCACCTACTAAACATCAAGTATCAGGTTCTACTCATTTGACTAACCTAGTGGATAATGTAGTATCGGTTTATCGCAATAAGAAAAAGACTGACCTTTTGGAAGCAGGTAAACTTGATGATGACGAAGTTAAGCGTATGCCTGATTGTATTTTATATGTATGTAAGCAAAGACATTATGAATGGGAAGGTAAAATACCATTATGGTATGAGCCTAAAGGTATGAGATATTATGAGAAGCCAATATGAAATTTGAAGATACAACTTGGTTTAAGTTATTCGGTGATTGTGAATACAAAGTTACTTTTAATGATGGTAAAATAATTAAGTCTAAAGGATGGCATGATGATAAAATGGTCGCTCACGCAAAACAACCTAAACAACCTCATAGAGAAGTTAAAGGGTCTTGACTGGACAAAGCATTGGCGTGTAACAATTACAGATACAAAACTTAACAGAAGTTTGGAACAAAATTTACGCTTATGGGAATTATATACAAGCGTAGGTAATCATCTAGGTGTTGAGAAAGATAAAATACACGAACTCATGGGATATAAGTTTTTACGCTTTCAAACAGAAATAGCAGGCAACCCTGTAGAACTTATAAAGTCTACAACAAAACTCACCACTAGCGAGATGGCAGCTTACCAACAAGAGATAGAAATATGGGCGCAAGGTTATGGATGGGGATGGGATGAGTAATTATCGTAACCCTAAATTACTTAAACTTGCTAAAGATGCACCATGTATGAATTGCGGTATTATGGATGGAACTATAGTGGCAGCACACTCTAATCAGTTAAGAGATGGCAAAGGTACTGGAATTAAGTCTCACGACCACCGCATTAGTTACTTATGTAGTATGTGCCACGCAAGAATAGATAATGGTAAAGAGTTAAGCAGAGAAGAACGTATAGAGCTATGGGAAAATTCACACAGAAGAAGTATTGCATGGTTATTTACTAGCGGACATCTGGAGGTAAAGTAATGGGTAAGGGAAGCTCACAAAGACCTATAAAAGATAAAGAAGTATTTGAATATAATTGGGATAAGATATTCAACAAGAAAAAACGTAGTGATGACGTATCACCACATCTACAAGAATATGAACTTAACAAGTCTACAGGTGAGTTGCAGAAGGTAGACAATGGCGACTAGCCCTACACAATTATCACTAAAAAAATTAAGAGAAGAAGGATACCTTGTTGATGTTGTAGAGAGATGGATACCTGGGGCGAACATAAGAAAAGATTTGTATGGCTTTGGAGACCTCTTATGTTTAAAAGGAAAAGAAACTTTAGTGGTCCAAACAACAACAGCAAGTAATATGTCGGCAAGAGTAAAGAAGATAGCAGACCATGAAAATGTAAGTGCAGTTCGTAAAGCTGGTTGGACTATTCATGTGCATGGTTGGCATCAAGATGATAAGAAGAAGTGGCATTGTAAAATTAAGGATGTCAGTTGATAACAACAGATAGGTTACTTGCAATACTAGATGATTGGGCTTTATGGATGCACACATCTACACATAAGTTATCTTATCCTAGTAAATCATTAGGCATGGTGTCAGGTGGTGAGTCTACCACTGATGCATTTCAAGATATGTGTTCAGCTCAAGACATGACTAATGTCAGAACACTAGACGTTAT